ATACTTGACTCGTCAACACACAAGACAATGACACTGACTAGCAAATTCAAGAAGGACGTACAGACTCTCCGAAGTGCGGCAAATGGAGAAATCTTTCTCGATGTAAAGAATCCAAAACTCTTCAAAAAAGTTCGCAAGTTTTATGAGAACAACGGCGTAGTTTTTTCAGGAGATCCCATGGACGACTATGAAATTCTGATGGAATACGTATATAATGATCTTGAAACTGTTGAGGTTAAGTCATGAGTTGGACTGAACAAGAAACTGCAGAATATTTCTATCGCGAAACACTAGTTGACGCTGGTGTTCCTCTTGATAAAATTGAACCACTAGAAGGTTCTGATGAATCACTTGTCAAAAAAATCAATGCCTACTTCCAAGATCAAAGTTCTTCTTGAACGCGCTCCTTTCCGTTTTATTGAAAAGGGTATTCTAGAAAATGGAATGCCAGACTATCGATTGCAGGAGCAAGACTACTACAATCGAAAATGGTTTGATGTTTATCTGTTCGACAATCAGATGCAATGTCTTCTAGCAATGGAAGATGCTGAGTATCCCAAGTGGCTAACAGGCAAACCTTGTTACGTCAAAGACGTTGTATCTAAATAGTCACATAGAATTATTTGATTACCATGGCAACAAAGGGAACAGCAGCAAAATCTGCTTCTGGTGCAGCAATGTCCAAGTATGATGTTGAGGTTGAAGGAAGACTTCAAGCACTTGAAGCAAAGGCACATAACAAATGTGATGGTGGTGGGGGAGCCGATGCAGCAAGAATCGCTGCATTAGAAAAGCGAGTTGAAGAACTTGCGGAGAAAATCGCATATAAACTCGGTATCTGATATAATACTAAAGTAAAATTCACTTATCATGTCTGAATACACAAAAACTGCGCTGGTTCTCGGTGCAGGTGGCTTTATTGGAAGTCATATGGTAAAACGACTCCGCGAAGAAGGATATTGGGTTCGTGGAGTCGATCTTAAGCAACCAGAATTTTCTTCTACTAGGGCAAATGAGTTTATCCTAGGAGATTTGCGCGACACAGAATTTGTTCGTCGCGTCATTCAGTTTAAGGGCGAGCAAGGAAACTTCTATAATGATATTCCTTATCGTCTTGTTCGTCCCTTTGATGAGATCTATCAGTTTGCTGCTGATATGGGAGGAGCGGGTTATATCTTCAGTGGTGATCATGACGCTGATGTCATGCATAACTCTTGTTCTGTCAACCTTAATGTGCTTGAGGAAGTTCGTAAACTTAACGAGACTTTCAATGGTGAGGTAAAAGAGTGGACAGAATGTAATCGTCCTGCTCTGGAACAACCTACCAAAATTTTCTACAGTTCTTCGGCTTGCATGTACCCAGAGTATGCTCAAGAAGAAGCAAACAATCCTGGATTGAGAGAAAATGACGCATACCCAGCAGCACCAGACTCAGAGTACGGATGGGAAAAACTATTCTCGGAGCGTCTCTACTTTGCTTACAACCGTAATTACGGTATTCCTGTTCGTGTTGCCCGTTATCATAACATTTTCGGTCCCGAAGGAACCTGGGAGGGTGGAAGAGAGAAAGCGCCAGCTGCAATCTGCCGTAAAGTCGCTGAGTTACCGGAGATCGGTGGAACCATCGAGGTGTGGGGAGACGGCTTTCAGACTCGTTCCTTCCTGTTCGTTGATGAATGCGTTGAAGCGACTAGACGGTTGATGGATAGTGACTTTATGGGTCCTGTAAATATTGGATCTGAGGAGATGGTGACTATCAATCAACTGGTAGATACTGCTGCTAGTGTTGCTGGTAAGACTGTAGAAAAGAATCACATTGATGGACCTCTTGGTGTTCGTGGACGTAATTCTAATAATGATCTTATCCGTGAAAAACTGGGTTGGGACTACTCTCAAACTCTTGAAGAGGGTATCAGAAAGACTTATGCTTGGATTGCTAAGCAGGTTGCTGCACGATGAAAGTTACAGTATTGGGATCAAGTGGACAGATTGGTGCCTATCTTGTAGAGCACCTTTCTGCTAAGGGGCACGATGTCACGCCATTTGATATTGCT